GTGTTTTTTATGCTAATCCTGATACTCCCCAGTCCTTATCATTTCAGTGACTTCTATAGCTCTATCACCTACTTGTTTTGCCCACGCTGAATCTAACATTTCATCAGCAGCAGTATTGTAATCTTGTTCTTCTAATGCAGCCATTGCCTTTTTAAACTTTTGAGCTGTACCTATTCCTACATTAAAGACAAAGTTAACCATAGCTTCTTGTCTTATACTATCTAGATCTCTCCACCAGCTCATATAATCATCTAATAAGTCTTCTGTTCTAGTAATATCATTCTCTAATAAATAGTCTATTTCAGCTTCTGATATGCCTACATCTTCTAGATTTCTTCCTACACCTATTGTCCATTTATCTGAAGTACATTTATAAAGTGTATTCTTAACTCCTTCATGTCGTCTTAATGTCTCTATTAATCTACTCATGTGTATGCTTTCCTTGTTCTAGTTATTTTCTTTTTAGCCTTTGGAGTATTCGCTGCAAACTGTTTACCTTTTGCTGTAGCTTTTCTCTTTGCCCTAGTGGTTGCAGCGTGTTCTGCTGCTGTAAGAGACTTAATAGCCGAAGCTGGCATGTACCTTTCACCAGTAGCTTTCGGACCTTGTATCGAAGGCTTGCCACTTTTTGTCCTCCATTTTTGTTTACCCCACGCTGTGAGACTTTTTTGTTGTTTAGTTTTACTCATTATTTATAGCCGCCCCCTTTAGCTTTATATTCTTTAGCTACCATCTGCATTTTTCTTGCAGAGATTTGCCCAGGCTTACCGCCTTTATTTCCTGCGAGTATTCTATTATATATGCTTTTACGTAACCCAGGCTTAGTATAATTACCTGATGAGTTAACTGTTGACTTCTTCTTTACTGGTACTTTCTTTTTTCCATTCATAATCTATCTCCTCGTGACAATCACAATTACATTCTTCTACTACACATTCATATAATTCACAAGTCTTACATCTCATTTAGTTAATCCTTTATACTTTTCAAAACTTCTAAGACCACCTAAGCCTAACATGCCCATGAGAACAGTCATAAGACTACCCATATCAAATGTAGGTAACTCAGGTATTGTTACTGATAAGTATGCACATATAAATATAGTTACAGGTGCAAGTACGAAGTGCCAACACAAAGCAACACCGCATGTCCACCCAATAAAAGGTCTCCACCCAGCTACAAATATGCTTTTATGTTTAGCTTCTGTTTGATTAATTGCTAGCTGTCCTTTGGCTAACTCTTGAGCATGATTTTCAGCCATTGTGGCTACTTCATGAGCAAGTTTATTCTTCATATCTTTATCTTCTATAAATTTTCCTAGAAGATTAGATACAGGACCAATAAGTGCTGTTAACATTTGTCCTCCTTACATACATAAGTCGTGATATTTAGTTGTATGTACTCTATGTTTTGCTAAGTCATAATAAGGATTTGACTTACATGATGTATATCTATTAAATAATTTTATTAACCAAGACATTATATATGCTCCAAATGACAATGACTACTTACAGGTACATTCGCATTTTTTACAACACCCATGCCACATGAACTTAATGACATTATAAATATACTTAATAAACTTAATTTGTAACAATTTTTCTTTAACCATTTCATGCTCCTTTACGTATCCTCCTTTTTAATTTTAAATTAATATCAGTATCAGTACTATGTCTTAAAAACATAGATATCGCAATACGAGTATCCCCTATAAAACCTAATTTATTTTTATAATATACTTTACCTTTTCGATCTAATAATTCAATTTTATAATCTTTAGATTCATATACACATATCATTTTTTACCTATGCTTCTTAAACTTTCCATGACTTTATCTATATCAGGTTCTTCACCATTGGGATTATATACACACTTATATTTCTTTGGACACCAAGTTTCAATCATCATTGTAAATGTTTTATTGCCACCTTGATAGATACAGGCTCTTTTATCTGTATACCTTGATGTAACTCTTTTCTTCAATCTACAAGTTGTATACTTCTTTTTATCAACAATACCTTGATTTAATAGCTGTTGTTTAGTATATGACTTTGATTTATACTCATAAGCTCTAGCTTTCTTAGACCAAATACTAGCTACTAAGATTGCAAAGCCACCTATAATAACTACAACCGTAATCCACGCTATTGCTTCACCTATTTGTCGTCTAAGCTGTTGACGCTTATAAACAGTTTCTTGCCTTTGTTTTCTTATTTGACCTTCCATTTTTAAAAGATCATCATATGCTTGAGGTCCATAGGTCATATTTAAAAAAATCTTGAGTTCATACCTTTGTTCCTCAAGCTTCTTCTTGGCTGCATAAGCAGACAATGCTGCTTCTTCAATAGAACCTGCTTTAAAAAGTTTACCAAACAAAGGTGGGTTTTTAGCTTGTTTTTCAGCATTATCAACATCACTTACTGCTCCCATCCATCTGCCAATATCACCTGACATTTGTTCTATATCTCTACCTACAGAGAACCCTTGTTTAATTGCATTAAATGCTGAGTTAGCCACTCCTAAAGCGGCTGTTATTGTTACTGGATCTACCATTAGTACACCTTTGTTTTATTATTTACCTTCCTTGGTTCACAAACAGCTGTGTATTTCCTCGGTGTACTTTGCTGTATTGTTACGTTACTATTAATTCGTTTTGCAAAATATAAACAATCATTTATGTTTTTAAAGTAAGATTGATCGATCCTAACTGCTCCTAGATAAGTTATAAGTGCAAAAACTAATTCCATTACTTCATTACTATTGCTACGACTAATGCAATAACACCGAATGTGCTTGCCATAGACATAGCCTCTAGTCTCCACATACGCTTATCTAAGTTTCTTAATCGTTCATTTACTGCTTCATATCTAATAGCACATTCTTTTTCATGTGCCAGTAGATCCATCTGAACTTTAAGCTCAGGTGTCATCTCCATTTTTTGTTTCATTACCCAGCAATCTCCATAAGTGTAATTGTGCAAGGATTATTTGATGATATTGTTCCTGAACCAGCTCCGACCCTGCCTCTAATACTATAAGTAACTTCACTTGTTGTTGCAGGACTATCTACTTCAATACAAGGTATCGCTTGTGCTATCCAACCAGCCGAAGCAGCGTAGTTATTAAATCTACCAGTTAAAGCAGTACCACCTCTATGTATAGCTAGTTGCATTTCTACATTATTTGATTGAGCAGAACCATGAATAACTGCCATTATTAATATTTTACTACTAGTTGATGATGGTGTTATTGCTTTAGATATGATAAAGTTAAAATTATTAGATGTAGTAGAAAAAGAACTAGTTGGAGTATCACTTATGACTTGCAACACACTACCAGTAGGCATTTTACTAGAATTAATAGTAGGTAACTGTGTGTTTGTAAGGACAGGAATATCGGAAGCTACAAGTGCTTGTTGATTACCACCAAAGTTTAATTTTGTAAGTGCCATTTAAATCTCCTGGGAGGCTAAATGCTCCCCATAAGCTGTCTTGATTGCATCTGTATGTACTGCATTGCATATTGCTTGTACCTCTGCACTTTCATTGGCTAAGTCATCTGCACTTATGTTAGGTGCTACTGTGTGCCTTGAGAAAGTTCTGCTTATTTCTGTACCATCATCATAGATGATTCGTGCAGTTCTTATTTGAACTATTTTGTAATCACCCACGACTTCTATTTTATCTTGTATTGTTTCTTCTGTTAATGCCATTATTATTTATCCTTTTTATGCTGTTATATAAGTTAATTTTATGAGCATATCGGTGCTAGATGTTAAATCACTATGAATTACTTGATTAAAACCACTACCAGATGCTCCATAATATCCAAGTGTTTGAGTGCTATTTACAGTTGAAAAAAAGAAAATACTACGATGGTTTCCCATAGCTTGCCCCCAAGCATTTCCAATGTTAGCATCTGGGTTATCGCTACTTATGGTAAAAGGTAAACTCTTAACCATTACGCTAGTACCACTAGTATTATCTGAAAAAGTGGATATTCTAGTATAAACAGTAACCAAATTACCTACTTTTATATACCTGCTACTATTTGCTTGAATAGCTACAGTTCCACTATCAACAGTTGGTGTCCAAGTTCCTTCTTCATAGTCATCAAGAACATTTGAAGCTGCCGTATCAGAACCAAATGTTATACCAGCAGTAGATGTAATTTTACCAGTAGCAGTAGTAGTTCCTGTTATAGTAGTATTTCCTGATATAGTAGCATTCTGAGGAAACGTAACATTACTACTTCCATCGATAGAAACAGCAGCAGTACCAGAGCTATTCTGTATATTGTTTACTTTAATTATACTTGTCATTCTGCATTCTCCAGTGCTGTAATTCTAGCTTGTAAATCTTCAATGATTGTTTGCTGTTCTTTTATTGCTTTAATTAATGGTGCAACAAATTCTGTGTATCTCAAGCCATACCTATACTGAGAACCATCTTGTTCTTCTGATATGTCATCTTTGATAAACCCAGCAAATTCACTTGTAGGTTTGTTTATATCTCCAAGTACAGTCTCTACATCTTGTGCAATTAAACCATAGTGTGTTCTTGTCTTTCCATTAAAGATGTAAGACTTAGGTGACAATCTTTTTACAAAGTCTAAACCTAAATCACTATCCTCTATGGTATTTTTTTCTTGTTGGTCTGATGTTTGGATTGTGCCATTAGTTGCGTATATGTCATCAAATCTATTTGAAGTATGACCTAAATCAACCACATTATCATTAGATGTAAAGTTTTCTTGACAAGGAATAATACGTTGCGTTCCAGAACTTTGCACAAAAAGAAATCCAGATGCATTATTTCCACTTCCTGAACCATGAATACCAAATGTATCACTAGAAGTACCTAAAGCTCCTACAACACTGCCATCTTTTTTAAAACTTATAATTTCACCATTTGAGCTTCTTCTATTAATAATTAGAGGAGTTCCTTCCCTCGCAATGCCTAAAAAACCATTAGCTTCATAAGCCATGCCCACCCCACTTGAACCAACAACTGAGTCTGGTGTTCCTGTGGTAGAAAATAAAACATTCTCTGAACTATCTATAGTTACAGCAGTAGCATTCGCATTATCATCTATACCCTGAGATGTGAAAGCACCATTAACAGTTAACTCACCACTACTACCGACAGTTGCAGCAGTTGTTCCGTTAGTATGCTTTATATTTTCAGTTTGTATATTAGTTGTTTCTATTATTCCACTCATACTAACCTCCTATTTCCATAGCTGTAATAGTGCTTGTAGTTTTAAAAACAGAATCTGACTGTCTACCATTAACTTTTAAATTGCCACTCCCAGATTGTTGAACTTGCACTTTGTAATTTATTTGATTTGTAGTGTTAGGGGTGTCTTTAAATGTATAACTCATTCCTCCACTTACTTCAGAAGATGCTCTTATTACAAAATTAGAATTATATGTTCCTCCAGTTCCAACATTTACAGCTGTCCCATCTCTTGCTATATAAAATATTAAGTCACCATTGCCATCTCTGCCACATGAACCAATGCTTACAGTTATTAATATTTCTGAAGATGTTGATTTAGGTGTTATATTTAAAGTTAATCCAGTGATATCTTT